CAGCATTTCACCTTGTGTCGCGGCCACTATCATTGGCGCCATGAAAACTGCTGGTATGCCGTGCGCGAAGGCAAGCCTGGCCACTGGCAAGGGGACCGCAGGCAGACCACGGTGTGGGAGATCGCCAACAACAATCCATTCGGTAATCGGCAGCGCGAGCAGAGCTGGGGCCACGGAACGCAAAAGCCGATAGAATGCATGCGGCGTCCCATTGTCAACAACAGCCGCCCGGGCCAGCTGGTCTACGACCCATTTCTGGGGTCGGGCACGAGCCTGATCGCCGCCGAAATGACCGGCCGGGTTTGCTGCGGCCTCGAGATCAGCCCCAGCTATGTCGATGTCATCCTGCGGCGCTGGCAAGCCTTTACCGGACGCACGGCGATGCACCAAGCCTCGGGTCAGTCGTTCGACGAGCGCGCCGGCCACCAGGAGCAAGATCAGTCGAGGTCCGGCCATGGCTAGAAGAGCGTTTGTCGTCAATGAGGCGGTGCGCGAACAGGTGCGTCATTTGGCTGGGGTCGGTGTTCGCCAGGACGATATCGCCAAGATCATCGGCTGCTCGCCGAAGACGCTGCGAAAGCGGTGTCGTGAGGACCTCGATCGCGGCGTCGCCGAGGCCAATGCGACGGTGTCCGGTTATTTGTTCGCCTCCGCCAGGGCCGGTAATGTCGCGGCCCAGATCTTCTGGCTGAAAACGCGGGCGCATTGGCGCGAGCCGGCAGCAGCAGGCGAGCCGACTTCAGCCGCTGAGACCCAGTCGAATGCGGAGATCCTGATTTTGCCCGATAATCGGCGAGACCCAGAGCTCACCCAAGCATTGCGCGACGCTCAAGATAAATCCTTCGCCGGGAGACGCCAGCGGCGCCAGCGGCGGTGATCCCGCATCCGATTTGACCCGCAAGGCGATCACCCGGCCAATCGGGGAGACCGCTCGCGAACGAGCACATCATCGTTATTTGCCGCGATGAGGATCGAGATGCGCGGGCTGGCGACTTGCAGACAAGCGACTTCAAAGAAAAGCGGATGACATGCCTTCAGCTCCCAGAGCTACGCTTTCGCCACAGCCCGGACCGCAGACCGAGTTCCTGCGGACCCCCGCCGATATCTGCATTTATGGCGGGGCCGCGGGTGGCGGGAAGAGCGTCGGGCTGATCCTCGAGCCGCTGCGCTATGTCAGCCGGGTACCGGGGTTTACCGCGGTGTTCTTCCGCCGCACGACGCCCGAAATCACTAATCCCGGTGGATTGTGGGACGAGAGCCTGAACTTCTATCCGCGGTTCGGCGGCCTCCCGAACCAGCGGGGCCACGAATGGCGCTGGCCACGAACCGGCAAAATCAAGTTTTCCCACCTGCAGTTCGACAGCACGGTCTACCATTGGCAAGGCGCGCAGATCGCCCTGATCGCCTTCGACGAGCTGACCCATTTCACCGCCCATCAGTTCTACTATTTACTGAGCCGCAACCGCTCGACCTGCGGTGTCCGGCCCTACATCCGCGCAACTTGCAACCCCGACGCCGACAGCTGGGTTGCCGACTTCCTGGCTTGGTGGATCGACCAAGAGACCGGGTTTCCGATCCCCGAGCGCGCCGGCGTTCTGCGCTATTTCATCCGCGTCGGGGAAAGGATCATGTGGGCCGATCGCCCGGAAGACTTGGTGGAACTGATCACGCGATCGCAGGCTTTGCCGCCCGGCGTCGAGCCGTCGCGGCCGATCAGCGTCACTTTTATCCCGGCCAAGGTGTCCGACAACCCGGCGCTGCTACGGGTCAACCCGGAATACCTCACCTGGCTACTGTCGCTACCACTGCTCGAGCGCGAGCGGCTGCTGGGCGGCAATTGGAAGATCCGGCCGGCGGCCGGGCTCTATTTTAAACGGGAGTGGTGTGCCGTCGCCGACGGGGTTCCGGCCGATCTCGACGTCATCCGATATTGGGATCTCGCTGCTACCGAAAAGACCGAGTTCAACGATCCCGACTGGACGGTGGGCATCAAACTCGGTCGCGACAGGAACGGCGGCTACTGGCTCTTGGACATGGTGCGCCAGCGCGCCAACCCGGGCGATGTCGAGAAATTGCTGCTTGAGACCGCGGCCGGGGATGGCAAGCGGGTTAAGATCGGGTTCGGTCAGGATCCGGGACAAGCCGGCAAGAGCCAGGCGCTACACCTGGTGCGGGCGCTGAGCGCTTTCACTGTGCGGCCGGCAACCGAGAGCGGCGACAAGCTCACAAGGTTCGGACCGTTCAGTTCCCAGTGCCGCGCCGGCAACGTGAAGATCCTAAGAGGCTCCTGGAACGACGACCTGTTCCACGTCCTCGAAGGGTTTCCCGATCTCGCCCATGACGACGAGGTCGACGCCTGCAGCGGCGCCCTCGAAATGCTCAATCCGCAAATGAAGGGCTGGGCCATCTATGAGCTCACCCGCCGGCAGGCCGAGGCGATCGAGCAATCCAATGGCCACCGCCCCCTCCACCCGATAAGCCGCGAACGGAACTCACGTTCGATGAGGAAAGCCGACGGTTCGCCGCCATCACGGCGGTCCGCCGACCGACAGGAAACGAGGTTGCGGAACACGAGGCAAGATTGCTCGAGTTGCGGAATAAAGCGACCGTGCTGCCACCGGTCGCGGTTCCGACGCCCCGACCCATTCAATCGACATGGGCCATCGGCTCTATGGAATGGCTCGCAGAACAGAATAAAGCGAGCTGACCCGAACCGGCGATACTGTTGACGGTCTGGTTGGCAAGCTTGATCTGATCGTTGGACAGGAACCACGCCGCCGGGTTGTCGAACGGGGCGCCGCTCAGCAGAGTCACTTTGGTGTCGCTGCCGAGGTAGACCTCCTTCAGGAAGTTCTCGAACTTGTAGCGGTCCGGTGATATCCCGAGCTGATCCTTCAGCAGGCACAGGGTTCCAATGCTGCCCGGAATATTTAGCTAAGCTAGAGCGAGAATGTCCTCGACCCTGTAATCGTCCGCACGAAATGAACCTGGTCATCGAGGATAAACTGCCCGGCAAGTGCGTTCGACCGACCTGAACCCTTCTGGTCGCCTGTCCTCAATGACAGGAGAGCAGTTGCGCGTGGCGCCGACGTGCTCATCATGGGCGCCAAGTGCGCCATGCGTGCACGGCAAGCGACCCATTTCGTCAACGATTTGCGCTCCGGTTAATGGCTAACATTCGCAACCTATGCACACCGGGGCTGCCGGACGCGAGTTTGACCTATTGAGGCGTAAAGCGACTTTGACAGAGTTGAAGGTACCGGTCCATAGCGTGCCGCTAAAGAGCTTTTTGGCGAGCAGTCTGCGCGGGTTGCTGCCCAGATATTGTACGCATTTCACAAAGACGGGGGAGACATTAAGAGCTCAGATGGAATTGATCTTGTTCACGCGATGTATCTGCCGCACGCCGATTTGTGGCGCGGCGATAGAGCGTTCAGCACGTTACTTAGCAATAACCGCGTTGATTTCTGCACGCGCATTGTTCCGTCCCTTGCGGAGTTGCCTGGAAGGATCGAAGCCGCGATCGCTGCGTAGCGCCTCGCACCGGACTTCTGCACGAAAAATGCCCAATCGCCTCACGGGCAGGGAGCTCGGCCGATTGCCGGATTTTGTTATCGCCCCCGCTGAGCTTCCACATGTTCAATAGGTCTGCCAGTGATCGCGCACACTGTCAAAACAGGCCATAACCATGTGCTGTTCGTGTTCAGCCTTCCCTCCCACTCCAATAGCCGACGTCGAGAGGGACCGAGGGCTTGCAGACTCGCCGCTGGAGCAAACTGGATACGAACTCCAGGTCCCTCTGGTGAGGTAAGTTGCTTCCCGCGAAGGTGAAGGGGGCCGGAGGTCGATCAAGGCGGTCTCGAAAAGGCCAGTCCCTTCTCGCCGCGGAACTAGTGGTTCGAATCCTGTCCCCTCCAGCGGAGAGTCTGCGAACCATCGGTTCCTAAGGGGCAGCCAAATCTGCCGGCAATGGTTCGAAATTCAACCGGTGTACTTTTGGAATGCTAGACCTGTCCAACTGACCCCGGGTTGCCGCAACGAAGCCTCCGCCTCTCGTTTCAGT